GATGTTGTAAAAGAAGCTTTATCTAAACTTTCACTAAAAGAAGGAACTTGGCATATACCAGAAACAATTGAAGAAATAAGAATGGTTATGGCTCTACTTGCTCGCCCAAGATTTGCTAAAAATGCAAATGATGTTAAGAAACTAATTTCAATATTACCAATTGGTGATGATTCTTTATATGATATATTAGATTCTTACATGTATGAACCGGGTGGAACGTTAGAAGTAGATAGACCTTTAAAGAAAGCAACTGGTACATTTAAAAACGGACCAATTAATATGTCACACATTATAGGTGATACATTGGTTCAGGAAAGATGGATAACTGGTAAAAGAAAAGGAAAAGCTTTTCATATGACTGGTCACTTCTTTGGTCCTATTTTTGGAGATGATAATCCAGAAAATTTTAAAGATTTACCTTACGATTTAAAACCAGAAAAAGATTTTCAACAAGCAGAATTCTCACAAGAAGAGAAAGAGAAGCACATGAAAGAAAAAAATCTTTTAAAAAGAAAATCTGGTAATGTCAGACGAGGAAAACTAGTGAGGATGCCAATATGAAAAATGAAGCAATAGCATTTGGATTTGATACTATGTCAGGTGCAAATCAATTTAAAAGAAAATTTCCAGATTCAGAACCTGTACAAATTGTTAAAATGAGAGACGGTTCAAAAAAACATATTGTAACCTTAGAACCTTTTCCTATGAATGACTCAAGTGATGTTAAAAAGGCAGCTAAGTTCGCAGCTCAAATAAGTCTAAGTGAAGCTAAACTTAGTCGAAAAGAACAAATTATAGCAGACGCTGAAAGACGTTTGAATTATAAAATAAAAGAACTTCAATACCAGAAGATGAAAAAAGAAATGGAGAATGAAGGTCTTTGGGATAACATTCATAAGAAAAGAGAAAGAATTAAAAGGGGTTCAGGCGAGCGTATGCGTAAGAAAGGTGAAAAAGGTGCACCAACTGCAGCTGCAATAAATAAAGCTAAAGCCGGAAAGACCCAGGGTTCAACAAGCGAAGCTCTTAAACCGCAACAAAAGGCTATGCTAAAAAGGGTTAAAGCTAGATTTCCTAGATTAAAACCTGGAACACAAGAAGAGATTGTTATGTTAGTTAAACCAAAAGGACAAATTAACTCTAAACGCTTTGTTGAATTAGGACAAGCTTACGATAAGATGGATATGAAAAAGCTAGACCAATTAATAGCTAAATATGCAAAAGAGGACAAATAGTGTTTACATATAACGTTACCATTAATAGAATCGTAGATGGAGATACCGCTAAGGTGGATATTGATCTGGGGTTTGGTATCGTTTATTCAAACCAAACAATTCGGTTCTGGGGTATTGATACTCCTGAATCTCGTACAAGAGACTTAGAAGAAAAATACTATGGTAAGTTAGCTTCACAATATGTTAAAGATAGATTAATTGTTGGAGAGAAATACCAAATGAGAACAGAAATAGATAAAGGAAAATACGGGCGTATACTTGGTGAATTCTTTATCGATGGTGTTTCTTTAAATCAACAAATGATTGATGAAAATATGGCAGTAAAATATTTAGGACAATCGAAAGAAGATATAGAAGCAGAACATTTAGAGAATAGATTAAAACTAAACGAAAAAGGTTTTATATATGAAAACATTTAAAGAGCAACAATTAAGCGAAAAGGATATGACCGCTATATCCAGCTGGAAGAAGAAAATAAAAAAAGTAAAAGGATTAACTAAAGACCAAATGCAACTATTGTCAACTCTTCCAACTCCAGTTATAACAGCTTTAATTAACCAGGTTGGTATGGTTGTTGCTCACAACGATCCGCTAGAAGAAAAATTAGTAGCTAGCGATCTAAATATATTAGATGCTATTTTAAATAAAATAAAAGATGATATAACTAAAGATAAAGTAAAAGGTAGATTTGAAAAAAGCTGGCCAAAAATGACTGCTTTAGCTAGAATGGCTGGATATAAGATTACTAAGAAGATGCAACAAAAAGGTAAAACATACCTATGGAAACTAAAAAAATAATGTATAGATTTGCAGAAAAAGAATTTGGAGTTTATGAAGGATATACTTATCCATTAGAAACTCCTTTGTTGGAAGGAGAACCAGAACTAAACAAACCAAAACGTAGTGGTCCAGACGATCCTAAAAAGTTTGTTGTTTATGTTAAGGATCCTACAACTGGAAATGTTAAGAAAATAAATTTTGGTAATGAAAAGGACTTTGTTGGCGGTAATGCTAAAATTAATAATAGAGAACGAGCGAAAGCATTCTCTGATAGACATAATTGTCCAGCAAAGAAAGATAAACTATCTGCAGGCTATTGGGCTTGTAGATTACCACAATACGCAAAGGAGCTAGGATTAAAAGGTGGCGGAGACTATTTTTGGTAAGCCTTATTTAGACCAAGGCGACATAAGGGAATTTGACATCACGAAAGATGATGACGAATATGTTTGGCACCGCGATGCAGAAGATCGCGAGTGTGAAATATTAGAAGGTGATGGTTGGTGTTTTCAATATGAAAATTGCTTACCATGGGCTTTAAAACCAGGTATGATATTTCATATAATGGGCAGTGAATATCATCGATTAATAAAAGGCAAAAACAATCTTAAAGTGAGGTTAATCAGATATGAGCAAATTAACAGCTGAAGAGCAAAGGATCGCATTAGCTGCAAGACTGGATCGTATAGATGAAAAGATCGATAGGATGGCGGATGCCGTTATTGCTCTTGCTCGAGCAGAAGAAAAAATTATAACACTTACATCTTTCAGTAAACAACAATCTGAACAGATTCAAAATGTTATAAATAAAGTAGAAGCTTTAGAAAAGAAAGTAGAATCTAATGCTTCTACAGTAAATATAATTAACAAAATGTTCTGGATAGTCATGGCAGCTGCCGCAACAGCTATTACTGGAATGTTATTAATGCAATAGAGGTACTATTATGCAAGATATGTTTAACGACGAAATTACCCAAAGCATTGCTAAGACTGTCAGTGATGTATTAGAAGGTAAGAAACCTGATATAAGTGATTATATCAAACAAAATAAAGATGGTCAATTTGAGGTTGTAAATAAGGCTGGAGAAGTTTTAAAAGCTTTCGGAAGAAAGAATGAAGCTGAAGGATTTGCTTACAAAAATTTATCTAAACTACAAGAGGTTGAAGAACCAAAACCAGAAGCTGAAAAGAAATTTAAAGCTATGCATAAAGTTAAAAAATCTGGTGAGAAAGAAGATGGTACAGTAACTAAAGAAGAGGCTGAAGAAGTTTCTGAAAAAAAGTTATCTGAGAAATCTAGATTAAATGGTTATTTAGACGAAGACCCAGATGATTTAGATGAAGACCAAAAAGCTTATCAAGCATTCTTTAAGAAAGCTATGAAGAAGTTTGATGTTGAATCACCTGCAGACTTTAAAGATGAAAAGAAGAAAAAAGAATTCTTTGATTATATAGACAAAAACTACAAAGCGGATAAAGAAAGCGACTAATTAAACTATTATAAATAGTTATATGATGAAAATATTTGATGAGCTAAATGCTAAGAACTTTAAAATGTTTGCAGCTAAGCATTATAACAACCCTGAATGCACGGATGTGTCAGAGTTTGAAGAAGACATTGCAAGATTTAAATATCTTAAAAGGTTATTAAGAAGATATGAAGAAGACGAAGATTTACAAGAGCGTCTTATCTTAAATCACTTAATAGTATTATATAATGTGTTCGGTATACAAGCTGCAAATAAAATGATTTGGTTTAAAATAGATTCATCGCAATGGCATTATATAAAACCATTTTTAGTGTTTTTAAATTATTTGCCAGAAAAAGAAAAAGTAGAGGTACCATTAGATCCTTACATAGTAGAAAGACTTAGAGAAATATGAGTATATTATCAAGAGCAGCAGATTTAGGATATGCATTTAGGTTTCTAAAACTATTGACTACGCCGTGGAATAAATTAAAAGCATACGAGTTAGGTATAGTTGATGAGAAAGGAAAGAATCTAAAGAAAGCAAAAGAGCTTAAAACTCCAGAAGAAAAATCTGCGTATACTATTTTTCATAGATTGGTATTTAATATTAAAAGATTATTAGGTAAAGTACCTGGTGGAAAAAGTACAATAGCTTCTTATGCAGCAGCTTTATATTTAATAAAAGAACATACAGGTATGAGTGAAGAAAAAATAGAAGAAGTATTAAGTAAAGCTTTAGAAGGTGAATTAGAAACTAACATAGCAGAAAGCCAATGGTATATGGATGGTGACACTTTAAATACTGGTGTATATTGTTTAACAAAAGATATAGTTTCTATGAATACTGGTGAAGCTATAGCAAAAAAGAATTCAAAAGTAAAAGTACTAGAACATACAGAACCATATTCTAGTTTTCTTGGAAATAATATTTATAAGGTTCAACATATCTTAACAAAACAAGATTTATATATAAGTAACGAGGATATAAAAAGATGATAAGATCATTTAAAGAATACTTAAAACACTGGGAAGACGCTGCAGCAAATGCAGTTGGTCACGGCGGTGTAGCAATGCCAGCTGATATGATGCCCAAGGATAAACATAAAAAACATAAAGATCGAGTTAAGAAATCTATGTACGATGGTAGAACTCGAGAAGGTAAAAAATTCATAGAAAGAATGTTAGCTCGAAGAGAAGCTAGAAGAGCTAAGAATGAAAAATTTGCAAGTGATGCACAAAGAAAAGCTGCATTTGCAAGTGGATATAAAGGTAAAGATAAAAAGAAAAAATAAATTATTATGAGTAGAATATTGATTGGCATTATTGTTGTTATGGGTTTGGGATCTTATTTTCTATACAGCCAGAATCAACGTTTAGTAGAATTAAATAAAGCATTTGAAATAAGAAATGCAGAACAAATTGCTACTATCGCCGCACAAACAGAACAGTTTGAAAAACAAACACAAGCACTAAGTACTCTTACAAAAAAGAATCAAGAGATTGAAGCTGATATGAATAGGTATTTAGATATTTTTAGAAGACATAATTTAACAAAATTGGCTGCAGCTAAACCAGGTTTAATTGAGCCAAGAATGAACAAAGCGACAAAAGAGGTATTTGATGGCATTGAGAACGATAGCAATCTTATTTCTGATCTTAATAACTAGTGCATGCGCTAGTAGGTCAGTAGAAGTTATAAGTAAACCAATAGAGATAGATATAGTACAACCTAATTTACCTCGTGGATTAGAACTTAGAGAACCATATTGGTATGTGGTTAATGAAGATAACCTAGATACCTTTATTGAAGAAGTTAAAGATCAGTCTGGCGGTACCGTAGTTTTTGTTGCCATGACTATAGCAGATTATGAGAATATGGCTTATAATATGCAAGAGGTGAAACGATATGTAAGAGAGCTCGGCGAAGTAATAGTATATTATCGTTCCGTAACTATTAAGACTCCAGAAGGTGAAGAACCAGGAGTCGGTATTGAATGGGAGAAGAAAGACGATGCCAACAACTAGAATGAAAGAACAATTAAGTAATAAAGAAAGAGCTTTAATAGCAGCTAAGCTTTCAGGTATTGCTTATAAAAACGAAAAGCCTGCAATCACAGCAGCAAAAAAATTAGGATTTGCATGGGTAAAACTTATTTCTCGAGACGGTGCAGAAGTATTAATAGCTAAAGATCGTAACGATCTTTGGTTTGCATTTAGAGGAACAGAACCTAATAAATTAAATGATGTCATGGCAGATTTAAATGTTATTAAAAATGCTGCTAAAGCTGGTGGAAGAGTACATAGTGGATTCCAAAAAGAAGTAAATGATCTTTGGATGGATGTACTAGCAGAAATAGAACATAACGATCAATTAAAAGTACGTAAAGATGTTTATATGACTGGACATTCTTTAGGTGCAGCAATGGCAACTATAGCAGCAACCAGATATACACCACACGAATTATATACTTTTGGTTCTCCAAGAGTTGGCGGAAAAAGATTTATTAGACATATTAAATGTCCACACTACAGATTTATGAACAATAATGACATCGTTTGTCGTATCCCACCAGCATGGTTAGGATTCAGACATCACGGTGAAATGATTTATTTTAATTGTGATGGACAAGTTCAAGATAAACCAAGCTGGAAAGATCTCTTTCTTGGTATTTGGAATTCTTGGAAACGATTTAAATTCTTTGATGGTATAGTAGACCACGGCATGCCGAACTACGTTAAAGCCATACAGGGGATTAAATAATGTATTGGCTTTTAATTCTTTCACTTAAATCTATTCTTAGTGCTATTATAGGAAGTTCTTTCTATCAATGGTTTCAAAATACAAAACTCGGTATCTGGTTTCAAAAACAAGTAAACCGATTCATGGATTATTTCGCAGAGAGATATGACATTGAATTAGCTAAGACCGAGTCTAGATTCAAAAAGCAATACCCGCTCATAGCTGAAAGACTAGAAGCTTTAGAAGACGACGTAAAAAAACTTAAAAAATAGATTTACTTTTTTCGGAAAGTATGATATAATATGCAGTTATGAATGGGATAAATGTCATGGAAATTAATGTCACCAAGAGAGATGGCACCACACAGCAGTTTGATTTAGAAAAAGTACACAAAGTATTAGAATGGGCAGTGGAAGATATTACTGGAGTTTCTATGTCGGAAATAGAAATACGAGCTAATATTCAATTATATGATAGAATCCCAGCATACGATATACATGAACTTTTAATCAAATCAGCTTCAGAACTAATATCAGACCAAACACCTAATTACCAATTTGTAGCAGCAAGATTAATATCTTATAAAATACGAAAAGAGGTTTATGGTGATTACCAACCTTGGGATTTAAAAACTATTATTCAAAAAAATGTAGAACGTGGTGTTTATGATTCTGAAATATTAATGCAATATAATGATTCTGAATTAGCTGAATTAAATAACTATATTAAACACGAAAGAGATGATACATTTACTTACGCTGGAATGGAACAATTTAGGGGTAAGTATTTAGTACAAGATAGAAAAACAAAAGAACTATATGAATCACCGCAAATATTATACATGATGATTGCGGCGACATTGTTTGCAAAATATAACGGAGGACGTTTAAAATACGTAAAAGACTACTATGATGCTATTTCACAATTTTATATTTCATTACCTACCCCAGTTATGGCGGGAGTTCGTACTCCAACCAGACAATTTTCAAGCTGCGTACTTATTGAATCAGGCGATTCCCTTGATAGTATTAATAGCACTGCTACTTCCATAGTTAAATATATTAGTAAGAAAGCCGGTATAGGTATCGGTGCAGGCTCCATACGAGCCGCTGGTGCACGTGTAGGAGATGGTTCTATCGTTCATACAGGTCTAATTCCATTTTTAAAGTACTTTCAATCGGCAGTTAAATCGTGCTCGCAAGGGGGCGTACGCGGGGGCGCGGCGACCGTATATCTTCCGGTATGGCATTATGAATTTGAAGATCTTGTAGTATTAAAGAACAATAAAGGTACAGATGAAACAAGAGTACGACACATGGATTATGGTTTCCAAGTAAATAAATTAATGTATGAAAGATTATTAGAAGGTGGTAATATTACTTTCTTTGATCCAAATGATGTACCAGGTTTATATGAATCATTCTATAGTGACCAAGAACAATTTAAAGAGCTATATGAAAAGTACGAAAGAGCATATAGTATTAGAAAGAAAACATTACCAGCATTAGAAGTATTCCAACAATTACTTACAGAAAGAAAAGATACAGGTAGAATTTATATAATGAATGTTGACCATGCAAACGATCATGGTTCTTTCGTTGCAAAAGAAGCACCTATCCATATGAGTAATTTATGTTGTGAAATAGATTTACCAACCAAACCATTACAATCTGCAAATGATCCTAACGGAGAAATAAGCCTTTGCACATTATCAGCTATTAATTGGGGATTAATTAATCGTCCAAGTGAATTTAAAAAATACTGTAATTTAGCTGTAAGAGGATTAGATGAACTGTTAGATTATCAAGATTACCCAGTCTTAGCAGCAGAGAACGGTACTATGGGAAGAAGACCGCTTGGAATAGGTATTATTAATTTGGCTTATTTCTTAGCAAAACGTGGATTAAAATATGACGAATCAGCATTTGAAGTTATCGATGAATATGCAGAATCCTGGAGTTATTATTTAATTAAAACATCTATGAAATTAGCTAAGAAAAAAGGTGCATGTTTGTTAAATAATCAAACAAAATATGCGTCTGGAGACTTGCCGATCGATACATATAAGAGAGCGATAGATAATTTGATAGAGCATAAAGAACGTCTGCCGTGGAACGAGCTCAGAACTGAACTTAAACAACACGGGATCCGAAACTCAACTCTCATGGCATTAATGCCTGCTGAAACATCGGCTCAAATTAGTAATAGTACTAATGGGATTGAACCACCACGTGCTTTAGTTAGCTACAAACAATCTAAAGACGGGGTTATGGCTCAGGTAGTACCTGGCTATCATCATTTAAAAAATAAATACGATTTACTCTGGGATCAAAAAAGTCCAGACGGTTATTTAAAAATATGTGCAATATTACAAAAATATATTGACCAAGGAATATCCGTTAACACATCTTATAACCCAGAACACTTTGAAGATAATAAAGTTCCAATGTCTGAAATGATAAAAGACTTGGTCACAGCTTATAAGTTTGGAATTAAACAATTGTATTATTTTAATACGTTTGATGGTGCAGGTGAAATAAAAGAAATAGAATATTATCCAAAAGATGAATTACCTTCTGCAGCCGACGATGCTGCAAATGTAATGTCTGGATACGAAGAAGAGGATTGCGAGGCCTGTGTAATATGAGCGTATTAAAAAAGAATAAAAAATCACATTTAAAAAAAGAAATGTTTTTCGACGAAGGTGTAGATATACAAAGATTTGATGTTGTTAAATATCCACAAATAGAAAAAATAACAGATAAACAATTAGGATTCTTTTGGAGACCCGAAGAGGTAGATGTTTCAAAAGATAAAAAAGATTTTGATAATTTAACTCCACATGAAAAACATATTTTTACATCTAATTTAAAAAGACAAATACTATTAGATAGTGTACAAGGTCGTGCACCAAATTTAGCATTTCTTCCTTTAGCATCTTTACCAGAAATAGAAAATTGGATAGAGACTTGGTCTTTCTTTGAAACTATTCACAGTAGAAGTTATACACACATTATAAGAAATGTATATCCTAATCCATCAACAGTATTTGATGGTATGTTAGACATAAAAGAAATACTAGAATGTGGAAATGATATTGGAAAATATTATGATGCATTAATAAAGAATCCAAGCAAAGAAAATTTATACATGTGTTTAATGTCAGCAAATGCCCTAGAAGGAATTCGTTTTTATGTTTCCTTCGCCTGCAGTTGGGCATTTGCTGAACTGAAAAAGATGGAAGGTAATGCAAAGATTATAAAATTTATTGCACGTGATGAGAATACACATTTAGCTGGAACAACTGTTTTAATAAAATCTTTATTAAGAGAAGAACCAGTATATCAAAAGATTGCAAAAGAAAAAGAACAAGAAGTAATAGATTTATTTGTTAAAGTAATAGAACAAGAAAAAGAATGGGCGACATACTTATTCAGAGATGGTTCTATGATAGGTTTAAATGATACAATTTTAAAAGAATATATAGAATGGATCGGAACAAAAAGAATGCGTGCATTAGGATTAAATTCACCGTTCTCCGTTTCCAAATTAAATCCACTACCTTGGACTGAAAAATGGATAAGTGGTGGAAATGTACAGGTTGCTCCACAAGAAACAGAAATTTCATCTTACGTCGTAGGTGGAGTAAAACAAGACGTAGATGATACAACATTAAAAGGATTAAGTTTATAATGAAAGAACTAGGATTAGTACTATGTGGATGCTTCGTATTTGCTTTGTTTTTTGCGGGTGTTATATATCCTGAATTAGAATATAAAGGATATGAAAGAGTTAACAGCTGCTATGGCGAATGCTACGAAGAATACATAAGAGTAAATGGAACCTTTTTAGAAGAACTAGAAGCAAAAAGAGTTGCTATGGCAGCAGATGAATTTAGTTCAATAAAAGGATTATGGGCTGGATGTGCAGCATGTCACGGAACAGATGGAAAAGGTATTGCAGCATTCCCAGCATTAGCAGGAAGATCGGCAGATTATATCAGCACGGCTTTATTACAATATAGAAATGGTGAAACTCGTGGAGCACAATCAGTTCTTATGTGGGGTCAAGCTGGTAATTTAACCGATCAGCAAATAGAAACTTTAAGTAGATACGTGGAGGTAGAACTAGGTGGATAAGAAAAATTATACATACAAAGAAGCTACGCCAGAACAAATTAAAGAATGGCAAGAAGGTGAACTAAAATGGTGGGGAGATAATTCAATGAAAATTATAATTATTTGTTCAGCCAGTATTTTTGGATTAATTGGGTTTATGGGATTAACCATGGCAACAATCCAATTAGGAGTTTACCAATAATGGTAGTAGAAATCTACAGTAAAGATAATTGTCCGTATTGTGATATGGCAATCAAATTAGCAGAACAACATGCAAATCTATATAGAGTATTTAAATTAGGTGAAGATTTTGGACGTGAATTAATGGAAGTTAAATTTCCGAATGCAAGAACCTTTCCACAAATTATCGTTGATGAAGAACCAATTGGTGGATATACAGAATTTAAAGCTCTAATAGATAATGCCTGAATACGTATTTGACTGCGGATATTGCTTTAAAGTTTGCGATATTGTAACAGAGGACGGAGAGGATAAACCTAAATTCTGTCCATTCTGTGGAAATCCAGTAGATGAAGTAGTAGAAGATGAGCTAGAATTTGATGTATAAATACTATTATGGATTGGATATATCAAGGTGTAAAATACGAACCACCAAAAGATTTTAGCCCAGATGATTATTATGGTTTTGTTTATATGATTACAAACAGAACGAATGGACGCAAATATGTTGGTAAAAAATTCTTTTGGAGTAAGAAAACACTCCCACCTTTAAAAGGTAAAAAAAGAAAAAGAAGGTCAATAATAGAATCTAATTGGAGAGAATATTATGGATCGAATAAACATCTCGTAGAAGAACTGGAAACCCAGGGTGATGTTTTCTATAGAGAAATACTACATCTCTGTAAAACAAAAGGAGAATGCTCCTATATGGAGACAAAAGAACAATTCGAAAGAGATGTTTTATTAACAGATGACTACTATAATGGGATAATTAACTGTCGTATTGGTAGTAATTCTATTAAAAATTTAAAAAAATAGGGGGTTTACAAACCTTTATTTTTATGGTATAATATGCCTATGTCAAAAAAATATAAAGACAATGTTATTCCTTTTCCAAATCTAAAGGAAAAACAAACACAAGAAAAACTAAAACAATCTAAAGAAGCTGTTGATTTTATTGCTAATGAATCAATAGACACTGCATCATATATGATGGACGTAATGGAATCTGAATTGCAACACATGACAGAATCTCTTTTTTCTAGAGTTAAATTTAGAGATCCAGATACTCCAGAGTCCAAAGATATGTTTGTTATTTTAAATCTGTTAAACGCAATGTTTCACAGATATGCAGGACTTCCTCATCATTTACAATTAGAGTTAGAGGATATATATAAAATACTTAAAGACTTAGAAGATAATGGTCCAAAGAAACCAGATAACTATCTTGATATTTTATTCGATCCAGAATTTGGATTTCCAATCGATCCCGATGAAGGTGGATTAGGAGACGACGATGATAATAGTTGATTATAGTCAAATTGCTTTAGCAAGTATAATCGTACAAAGAATAGACGATCCACAACTAATAAAGCATATTTGTTTAAATACTCTTAGAATGTATAACAAAAAATATAGAGAAGAGTATGGACAAATGGTATTAGCATGCGATGGTTTTAACTCTTGGAGAAAACAATTCTTTCCAGAGTATAAAGGGAATCGTAAAAAGAATAGGACAGCATCAGAGTTAGATTGGAATCTTATCTTTGGAACACTAAATGATTTAAGAGAAGAAATAAAAGATAACTTTCCATGGAAGGTATTACATTTAGACGAATGTGAAGCAGATGATATTATAGCTACACTTACAATGCAAACACAAGAGTTTGGTTTACATGAACCAGTTATGATTATATCATCAGACAAAGATTTTATA